AAAGGGGTCCTGTAGAACTATTGGGGGGTATAATAGCCCTACAGGACCCCAGTTGGACCTCAGTTTAATTAACCTTCAGTAATATCCGAAAGGAGACCGTGAGATGCACGACGATGCGTGCCAAGCTGACGATAAGTGTAAAGCGTTGCAGTGTAAGCATCTACACCAATAACACGCTGCCACTTAGAACCGTCACGATCCATAAAGGACCAGTCGTTCTCACGATAAATCTTAAGCTTCTTCTCATTAAGGAAATACATCCGGTTGGGCTGGCAGTCAACATCAGTCATGACTGGAATTTCACCATTATCAGTGGTGAACGCAAGTCCCTTAAATCCACCAGTAAATTCAGTTGTATTAGCGAATCGCCTCTGCTGTGTAAGCAGATTAGCATAAGCACGACGAACACCTAGAGTTGTCCATATAACGGTAGGTGTATCTCCACCGTTCTTATAAACATCGTCTGCCATCTTGGTCATAAGACCCTCAGACAACGCACGAGGTGTTCCGCCATTATTATTCATAACAGACTTCCACACAGTGTCCACTGTGGGGTCCACATCATAGAGCGTACCGGTGTTATTAACAATTTCTGCAAAACCGATAGTCTCACGGTTAATAGAACCGTTACGCACTACAATGTCTCCGGATGCGCCTGTTGCAATTGCAGCACCGTCAACAACAATACTAGTATCAGGGTTAACTGCTGTAACGTTACGCCCAGCGGCCCTAAGTGTAGTAGCATCTGATGCATAAATATCTACGTACATACCAACTTCCATATACTGGGTGTTGGTAGTAGTGATAGTATTAGCTGCATAAGCTGCGGTAGACGTCATAAGTGCACCAACGTGCGTACTGAACGTCTGCCTATTCATATCATGTGCAAGGTCCGTCTGAACTCCGTTAACTTCTTCATCGAGAATAGAAGCAAACGCCTGAAAATCAGTATTAACAAGTTCAATAGACGGACCAGAAAGCTGAATAGAACCGTAAAGATAAGCAAGCCTGACATGCGCCTGAGAATATCCCTGATTCTGCGCAGTAGGCAGAGTTTCGTTTTCAAGTCGCGCACCAATACCGTGGTTACGCTTAACGTGAATCGGAAACTCGACGTACTTACCGCCGACCTTATTAGTAATACCCTCAGAGGACTTCTCAAGACGCTTAGACGCCTTGTTATAGTTCTGGAGCTGATCTTGAATCTTCGGCTCGTAGATTTCCTTGAGAATATTAGTCGCGGTGGTGAGTGTGGCTCCCAATACACCTTCTATCTTTATTAAGGTTGACGCCCAGCTGCCTGAGCCCTCAACATCTCAACTACCAAAGCTTTAGTTTCTGTATCATTAAGCTGACGTGGATCAATTGCCTTACTTGGAAGTCCAGCACCACCGCCAGAAGTAGTACCAAGAAGATTAGGAGCATAAGGCTGTGCAGCCTGAGCACTCTTAATAATCTCGTTTTGAAGTTCTACGAAATTAGCTGCTGCCTGATCCAAAGTAGCCTTAGGATTATCGCTAATTACCTTGCTAAGGTAAGGCAAAAACAGCTTTTCGTTTAGAGGCCCATACTTTTCTGTAGCAGCTTTAAGCTCCTGGTCTAGCTTAGCACTAGCCTCAGCTTCCTTCTGTCTATTTTCAGCATCCAACATTCGCTGGGCCATAAACTCTACGCCCTGCTGGAGCTTATCATAACCTGGAGGAAGATTAGTCTCTTCGGCGGGTACTTCTGTAGGGTCTACTTCCCCTGCTGGTGTAGTCTGCTGTTGAGTTCCAAGAGACTGAGCCAGTGCATCATAAAGAGCTTGAGGATTTTCATTAAGAAGATTAACCAGGCGGATGCCTGATTCCAAATCTTCCCGACCAATCCCGTGCTCAATAAAAGGCTCAAAATCCTTGTATTGACCCTTAATAGACTCAATACGAGTATTTGCGGCCTGATCCCACTGCTGAAAGTGGGGAGTAACTACACTGTGGAAGCTTTCGGGGAGAAGGTTGAGAACTGGTTCCCAATTAGGATTAGGCCCTGGAGTGGCATCCGGAGTGATTTCACCCTGTACCGTACTATTAGGAACTTCATTCCCAGATTCTTGTCCCTCTACAGGAGTACCCATTTTAATCCTTAATTAGTGGACTTGTACCGTTTCCGGCCCTGAATCCTAAATAAGCCCTACAGGAGATTAAAAAATAACCCAGTCATCTGCAAGAATATCAGTCTGACTAGCAAGCCAAGGTACAAAGTTACTGTCTACAGTGCGCATGTAAAGATACGGCAGTGTCATCTTAGAATTGTTATCAGGAACCTGGAGTTCTACGTACATATTTTTACCATTCCAACCAGAACGGTAAAGTCTAGAACCCTGTTTAAGTTGAATCAAAGCTTCACTAAAATCTACCATTACTCAGTCACGTCCTGGACAAGTTCGCCGACCTGCTTCTTAGCAGCTACAGCAGCACGAACAAAGCAATCCTTAGCTTCAAGGAGCTTACGGAATCCCGCAGTAACCTCAGGAGTATCCTCAGCAATATCAGTGAGGAGATCGTCCTTAAGATTCTCAAACTTAGTAGCTACAGATGCAAGGTGCTCAGGAAGATGCGCAGAATCAAAGAACTGAATAATTGACTCTACAGAAGGATGACGGTCACCCATGAGAAATCCAATCGCTAAATTGTACCCGGGTCATCATTGAGTCGAACTGCATAAATCAGATCATTGACTGTCATCTGATTCATACGAGCAGTTGTCCATGTGGTCGAACTAATTGCAGTAAGACGTGCCTTAAGTGCTGCAATCGACGCATAATTTGCAGGAGTAGCTACAAGTGCAGCATTAGTTCCCTGCGTTTCATTACGAAACGTAAGGGATAGATCAATAGAGCCGATCTGCGAATCAGCCACTTGGTATTACACCTCCCTGCATATTAGCCCCTACAGGGGGCATTGAACCTTCATTATTACTCGCTTGTCCGACCTGTGGAGTGCTGGCACCCGTCGACCCAGCTTGTGTATTTATATCAGTTGCTCCACCGGCACTCTGACTATTTGATTGATCCATAGGTATTGGGGGTTGATTAGTAGTAGGATCAGGCATACCTGGAGGAATACCAAGCGCTTGCATATGTTGATTAACGTGATCCTCAAATAGCTTCTTAAGTTCAGGAGCTAGATTATCATATTCCTGAGACTTACGATAGTTATTATGAGCGTTAATGTGCGCCGTGTGATTATCAAAACTATTAACAGGAACAATCAAAGGAGGTTCTGTAGGTTGACCAGTAGCATCTACTAGCGGACCACCAGTAGTAGGATCAATAAAAGGAGGCTGCTGTGGAGGTTCATTAACTGTAGGCTGACCCATAGGGTCTAGTGTAGCTTGTGGCTGTTGTCCACCTAGTTGCCCCATTAGTGCTTGCATAGGATCAGGCTGAGGTATAAATGTCTGTAGATACTGTTGCATCAAATCAGGTGTAACATTTGCCATCTTCATATTTTCACGATTAGCTTGTGCTGTATCAATTTGAAGCTGTTCGTACAGTTTTTGTATTCCGCCCATTTCCATAAGCTCTAGACCCTGCTCTGGGGGAACAAATCCCAATTGCATAAGGTCCATAATAAAAGCTTGTTTAGCTGCTTTAGATGTAGGAAGTGCAGAACCAGCTTCTACTCTAATATCTGTGTTAGATCTAAGATCAGCACCCTTAAAGGCCATTACATCGAATTGCTCGCCCTTCCCAGCGACCTTTACCATTCGAGGCATTGTCCAATATTGTGATGCGTAGCATAGTGTCTGATAAGCTATCTTTTCATAATATGCTTCAATTGACTGAAAACTCTCAGAGAGCATTGTATCATCTTGTTCTTGCAAAAAGTTAATTGCAGTAGCAGCGGTGACCCCTGGAGGCGCCTGTCCCTTGCTAACATCATGTTGCCCTGAAATGTCATCAAAGTCAAGGAGCTGTGAGTTAAGCTCTTGTATTACATAGTTAGGAAGATTCTGTAGAGGCAATGGTTGGGGTACAGGAAATCCTATCTTATATTCAATTACCTGACCAGGTTCAGTAGTTATTTTATTTGCTTCTATAGCGCCTGCTGCTGACAGTAGCTGAGGATGTGCCATAGTATTTTTAGCTTCAATAATCTGACCACGTGTACGATTATACTCACGCTGAACTGAGATAAGGTCTGTTACGACCGATTCACTATAGAATCTAGAGGTAGAAATGTTATCAATTTTAGCAAAAGGATATTGTTGATGAGTATACGGGTTACCTTCTACGTACTCAACTAGAGTTTCACCGATAATAAGGAACATACCACCATTGGGCATGAATTCCACGTTATTTGCCTTAACCCATACTTCAAAACAAAGTACAGAGTTTTTACGATAATTATTTGCACCAACTAGGTTTAGAAAACTGTCATTAAGAATATCGCTAGCTTCCATGACGTTAGGTTCAGGATTAACACCCGGGTAGTTAATCCTAACCCACTCAGGCGTCCGTGTAGTTACCTGAATTATATAGGGTTGATCTTCAATATCAAGAGCTAGAATATCTGGAACAAAAAGATGGAAAGGGGTAATTACCTGATAACAAAAATCACCGAGCTGATCTCTAGTATCTGGATTAACTGCTGTAGGGTCCCAGTAACATTTAGTAAATCCGTTACCTGTAACACGTGCCCACATTTGAGTCTGACGATGAATAGCTTCTAGCTTCTTGCGCCTAAAGACAGATTCCCAAATCTGTTCTCCGGCCTTAGCCGCTGCTTGATCTTGTTCATCACTAGTTGATGGAATAATTGAAGCTG